GTAAGTCTTTTCTACCTCTCACCACACAAATCTCTTTCTCATCTAAGGTAGTAGCCTTAGTTAGCTCTTTAAACCAGCCTTGCGTAGGTTCATTTCCCCCAAGATTCGGTCTTAAAATACACACCAGTCTCTGCTGAAACTTCTCAGCCAGGAATAAGCTAGAAGAGGTATTGTGGTTAACCACATAGTCCTTCGTTAGGTACAATTGAGAAGGATGGTCTATTGAAATACACTGAGCGTAGCTATCTTCTACTCGCTCAATCTTCTTAATCAATATCCTCTCTACCTTCTCTTTAATCTTAATTCTAACGAATTCACCTTCTTCTGCACTTTCTATCCCATATCCGATAGAGAATACCAGCTCTTTAATGTAGTCCAGTACTCTATTGTCCCTAAAGGTGTCTTTACCTTCTTCTACCAATACTTTAATCAGTATATCGACAAACGCTTTTCTGTCTTGATAGGAAGAAGAGACTAAGCTATCGAGTTTAGAGAGATTAAGATTACTCCCCTCGTCAATGAAGAATTGTTTAATGAAGTACATGGTATCGATAATCGACTCATCTACCGTTAGCTTCTTACCTTCTTCTATCTTTCCATTGTGTGGAATATAGAGTTTCTTGCCTTCACTGAGTAGTTTAATTATCTCAGTGGTAGTAGCCGTAATATCAACATCGGTATTGTCGATACGGATAATCTTAAATAGGTGTTCTAGGGTAACATCTACATAACGAAAACCATCTACATGTACACGGTAGATAGGTTGTAATCCTTGTGGGTGTACAGACATGACAGTGGTGATTTCGCCGTTGTAAGCGTATATCTTATCACCTACTCTAAGACTACCCATCTTCCTCCAACCACCAGGTACACGTATCAGTGTAGATAGCGTTAGGGCTTTACCTAAACCCATAAGCAGACCCATGAGGATAACACCATGGTCCTTTTTAGAGGCAAAATCAATCAAGTCTATCTGCTCACCTCTAGGTGTCCAGCCCTCTTTAGTGGTTAATCGATGTTCGTAATCAATATCGATATCCAGCTTCTTCTGGATTACTCGGTAATGTACCCCTTCGATATAGTTACTCATGGCTAGATAACCAATCAAGTCATCGAACATGGTTCTAAGGATATTGATTTGTTTTCTGTCTCTTCTAAAGAATACGTAATTAGCCGCAGGCGTTACTACTTTCCTCTTTTGCCACTTATTCCAATATTCATTCCAACGAATGTAGTTCTTAGCCCACGGCCTAATGATGTCTAAATCACTATCCTTATCCGGATAGATAATGCAGTTTAAAGGATAAACTTCAATATTGAGCACTTCACACCCCTTTCAACATACGTCTCCTCCACTGTCCCTTTTACAGGAGCAGTGGGGTCATCTTTTATACAAATCACACATATTTCCATTTTCTAGTTACTTCTAATATAGACTAAATCTATAAAATGCTCTCTAGACTATCTAGAATCGCCTCAGATTGAGTTTATATTAAAAGTAATACCTTTACCTACCTAACTACATAAATCGAATCTAGAGTGAAAATAGAAGCAAATAGACCTATACCCCTAGTCTCCCTATCCTAAAGAGAGACTAGAGGCAGTATCTATTAATCGTTAAGGCCTATCCAGGTATTCTAACTTGATTTGCTCAGGAGTGAACAACTCATCCATCGGATGGTCTGTTCTGTTCTTACGAGTGAATGAGTAAGTGGACATTAAAGTATCCCCCTGTTTCTCGTAAGCTAAGGCTCCAGACAAACTCCTACCTTTAATCAGGTGTTCCATCGTACCGACGCCATGTTTCGTCCACGGTTTCGGTAATGAATAGTCTTTCTTAGAGACATCGGTAGCCAACATCGTGTAGGCTACTACCTGCATGATAGAGAGGTTAATACCCAGTTTTGCATTAATCACGTCTACCAAATCCATTAAGAAGGATTCAGGAGTGACTTCAGTAGCGCGTTTCTTAATGTCTTTTACAGAAGACTTCAGGATTTTCTCAATGCCTTTGGAGTAAGCAAACATATCAAACTGCTTAGCGGTAATTTCTATTACCGATTGGCTAGAATCGAAATTCGTCAATTCAATTTCGATATTACCGTCTTTATCCAAAGTCCACCCATGGCGTTTCATGTGTTTTAACATCGCCATGGAGAGATACCCTTCGTCACGATACGGCACCACATCTAATATCTCATCACTGACTTCTACCCCTTTCTTGGTGTTAGTAGTCAGTCTAAGAATGATGCGGTTTACTCGAGAGGTGCGTCTAGGTGACAAGATATTCACGTCTTTTACATCCTGAATATCCGTTAGACCTTCAAAGACTTCTTCTGGTACCACTATCTTAACCGACTCGTGTTTATCTAATACCTCTTGCTTAATCCCAATACCTAAACCCTCTTGTACTTCCTTCATGTACTTGGCTGTGTAATCAGTCAAGTTTACCATGGAGGCAGCAGCACTACTGGTATGGTGCTTAGTGGACAATACCAACTGGGTAATGATTTGGGTAAAGGAGATAATACAGAAGTGACCTAAGTTACGGTAACGCGCTACGTTTCTAGATGCTTGACCGAAACAAGTACTACAAACACCATTGGGGTCTTTATGCTGGCAACCCAATACGGTACGTAACTTAATACGCTTACCAATTAAATGGGTATCGGTTTCTCTTACCGGACGATACTTTTTCTCAGTCTCATCCCAGTAATTCATCCCTTCCAATAGTTTTAAGTCACTAATCACCGAATCTGGTCTTTCACCGCGTACCTGAAACTCTAAATGGTACTGGGAACCACAATCACCGAAATGCAGGTTCTTCAACTCCATCCCGATTAACTGAATTCGTCGAGAGAGATATTCGGTAAACTTCAGTGGTCCTGATTGGTTATTCAAGGACATTGCTGCAGTACGAGATTCAATCAGCACATCGTAAATACGACGTAAACCATTTAAGTAACCAACCTGAATCGGTTCAGGGAAGATGTTACTATTCATGTCTGTAACACTACCACGTGGACCTAAACACTGCATCAGTTGTGGTATCTTAATGGTACCAGAACGCATCATGACCGCTACGTTGTTATCGAAGAACTCACCAGACTCTAATACTTTCTGTTTCTTCTTGTAAATCGAAGGTACGGTATTGGGGTCAGTAATGGTATCTCGATTAACCGGATTGGCTTTATCAATATCCAGGATGTCTTTACTCTTCATGATGGCTACAATGTCTTCCACTGACATAGTCGCGTGGAATCGTGCACCCAATACCTGGATATCGTTTCTAATCTCATCGGCTACCGATACAAAAGAAGCCCAGACCGTTTCCTGGATTTTGTAATACTCCTCTTGTATATTGGTGTCGTATACGGTAAATACATCACCCATGATAGCCGATTTCAGTTTCAGTACCGTATCCGGTTTAAAGGAATAGCAATCCTTCATGTAGTTACCAATGAAGTGCGCCGGTAATAAACCAATCTTGGGAAACTTCTTATTGATTTCCCAGACATAACGGGAGATTGCTAACTGCAATCCAGTGGATTCTAATACCACACCGTTATCGAACTTCAGTTTAAATCGGCCTTTAAAGTGTTTCAATATCTCTTTTGGAGAGACTTTTAAAGTAGCTGATGCTGAATACTGCATTTAGTTAGCCTCCTATTCCTGATCATCATCGCTGTCTACTTCATCAGCTTCTTCTACTTCTTCATCCTCCACTTCCTCTACGACTTTCACCTCTACCTCTTTCTTCTTAGAGGAGGGTTTTTCGTCTTCATCATCATGCTCGATTTCCATGCTATTGAGGATAGACCCAGTTATCGGGTCCATATCGGCTTGAGTCTGTTTAGAAGGATCAAAGGGAGCGTAAACCATCTTAAACCCATTACACTGGAAGAAGTGTCGTACAATCTGTAAAGGACGACCACTACCTAAAGGATACTTCTCCCTATCGATAACCGCTTCGATATTGGTCGGCGTAGTCGAATGGAAGATAGTATTTAGGGAAGCTTCGATAGTCTGCTGGTTATTAGACCTATCATGTAACTCAGCTGCTAGACCACTAGGTGCAGCAGAGACGATATAACGGTTTTCTGTTTCAGCAGGGAAACGAGTAGCTTGTTCACGTGTCTGACTATTGTACTTGTCTTTAGAGGTCAATGGCGCAATAATACCATTAGGCTGAGTCGCTGCTGTAGAAACAGAAGCAGAATCATCACCAATCTTCTCCAAAGCAATGTAATACAATGGACCAACACGGTGTGGTACCGTAGTTTCTTCCTCTTGTTTGGTGTAAGGATTATAGAATCTTAACTTACGTGGAGGAGAGAGGAACCCTTCTTTAGATAAGGTATCGAACATTTCGATATAATCAATCGGAGTATTGTTCGGTCTATAGAGATAGAATCTATCCTTGATAATGTGGAATAAATCCTCTGTTTTCTCTTGGAAAGAGAGCTTAGTATAAAACTCGTATTGAGTCTTTACCGTAATTTCCAAGAACCGTTCAATACGCCTAAAGCAGGTATCGAGAATATCTTTATTCAGTCCTGCTACAGCCAGCTTCAGATTAGGAGAATGTTCATTTAAACCCGTAGTGGTGATAACGAAATCCCTTAATTCTACTAAAGCTGCTTTTAAAGACTGTTCGTAAATACGACCGAAGTTCATTCGGTTTACCGTGGTTTCAGGAGAAATGACAATCTCTGCTCTTCTCCCTGTTACTGGGTCGTAAGGCATTTGTTCAGGTGGTAATACTCTGGCTACTACGCCTTTACCACCGTGTACGTTTGTGTTCAGTATAGTTCGCTAGGCTATACCCGTTTCTCTTAGAGAAACCGCTTATACTCTCGTATAAGACCAGACTATATCTTAATCCTTATATCCTAATAGAATATCGAGGATTCTCCCCATTTCGGATACCAATAGCTTGTGTCCTACTCTACTCAGTGTACCTTAGTACCTTTTCGATAGTCGTTGAGCACACTACTCTAAGATTGGAGTAGCTTCGCTGCTGATTGACTCTATTACTAAGATTATTACTGCCTATAAAGACGAGTACTTAGTACTTAACGAGCGTTATTTCGTAATGCTTAGCATCACTCAATCTCACTCTGGCGAGTGTTTCCAGCAATTAGAGGAGTTCTCATTCCACTGTTACCAGTGGAAGGACCAATACAAATTATTGAATTTTCCTTTATAAATCAATAACCTGTAGCCAGTCTGTTATTTTAAAGCCTGGACCCAGTTCTTTCTCTACTTCTGTAATGACCGTAATCACGACATTGTCTAATTTACGGTTAAAGTTGGTTACCTTTTGGATAGAGGTACGCTGCAGCTTTTCATCAGGCAATGGCTCATTGGTCATGGCCATGCAATGTCGAATCAATTGGTCGAACTCATCAGTGAATTCAGCCTGCCATTGATTCTGGGACTGAATAATCCGGTATTCTTTTAAGATTCGGTTACAGAAGTCCAGATAGGCATCAGCGTACTTATCAATCTGCTGCATGACTTCAGGAGCTAATGAATTAGCAGCTTTATTCTGTTTATAGACAATAATGTCTACTACACGGGCATTTGAACCATTACCATCTAAAGGCGTATCGTTGATGGGATCGTAGATACGGGTCTTTGTCTTAGTAAAGGTAATCGGCAATAGCTCAGGACGATACTCGCGTTTAGCCATGATGATCCCAGAGTAAGCATTACCCGTCGGTTTGCAATACTCCCCGATATCCGGCATAATCTTGTAAATCTCATCACTACCGTATAGGTTTAGCGGGTAGTCTTTCTCCCCTAACTCAATAGTACGGGTAGCGTATACCTTAGTCTTAAAGTAAGGTACGATTTCTTTAGAAATCAGAATCGAGTCTTCAATCGTTCCTTCTAAGGAAGAATAAACGGTATTGAGGTCTCGCCCCATCATGTAGTTACCGATATTGTCTTTAGCCGGTGTATCGTATAGTACGGTTCCTTTGGGAATGGAATTACCGACACGAATCATGTCTACATTACTGGTGGGTTTGAATTCGAAACCGAATTTGGTGTGGTTAATAGATAACTTATTGATGTCGATAATACCGTATAGTGGTTTATTACCATTATTATCGAAAGTCTGGTAGATTACAATGCGCTGTGGATTGAGTTTAATCCCATTGTAATCAGTCGGTAAGTATCTATCGACAATAGCCACAATCTTCTGGATATTGTGTTCGGTTTTAATGGAATAAGTATAGTTACCGTACTCCTGTTCTACCCCTGTTTGGATGGAGTTTGGCTGGCAGCCATTTATGACATAATGCTGGGTTAAGGCATTTGACTGCATCTGGCCACGTGATGAAGATACGGTGTCGGAGAAGGGATTGAAAGCGGTTAGACCCCTTAACCTTACGTCATTTTGGTTCTCTACGTATTGCTGAGACACAATAGCTCCTTATTGTGTTTAGATGAATAACAAGTATCCCTTCAATCGATAGATTGAAGGACACCACCATGTTGATGATATAGCTCTATACGATTCTAGAACGAATCGTATCTCGCTCCATTTGAATAAATTAGTATTCTGGTCAGTGAATAGACCGGAATACTCTTTTCCATAAAGGACAATGAGACTAGCTGGTCTAGTCGAGTTATCCTCTTTATGGATAAGTACTGATTGAAAAGAAAGTGAATAAGGTTATGTCTTTGTTAGATGAAACTTTTAATGATGCCGAATTGGGCAATGAGGACTTTAAAGTCTTATTGGAAGACCATTTAGAAATACTGAAAAGCGATGCTAATCTATCCCGTATAGCCGACATCGCACCAATTGACGCCGATAGATTCGAATACGACTTCTATGGCATTTTAAGATTACTCAACATCCAACCCAAATACTACTGGGTAGTCATGCGGGTGAATAACCTCCATTCTCCTACGGATTACAGAAGGAATATGCTTTCTATCCGTATCCCTGATTTCGATTCTGTCGAGAAACTCTATAACTACTTCAAGACCATTAATAAAAAATCAGCTGGTTAATGGAGTCAATCTGTATCTAAGAAACAGAGAAATAACTCCAACATTACCCTATTAAAATAAAAATTAATAGAGAAACTCTCCTCTACCTAATTGCGGGTAGAGGAGAGTATTCTTCTATGTTTTATCTAAACAGAGTATTACCGTACTGCGGACGAGGAGTCAGTAGTGACTGATACCCCATTTGCTGTGGGTTGGTCTGTCTAGCCATGCCAGGTTGATAGAGCATACCGAACTGGTGGTGTGCTGGACCTTGCTGGTAGGTTTGTGGTTGAGCAAATCCCCAACCTGAGTTATTCACCGGTTGTGCTACCGCCTGATACCCTTGTGGAGGATATTGGTTAAACGGCTGCTGGGGTTGGCCAGCTAAGAACTGGTTATTACCCATTACCGGTTGAGGTTGCTGGTATACAGGTGCTAAAGGAACCTGGTATACCTGTCTGGGTTGGATAAACTGATTACCTTGAGGCTGAGATACTGGCTGCGGCTGTACCTGTTGTACCGGCTGAATAGGTGCTTGTATCGGTGCCTGAACAGGTTGAGCTACCTGAGCAGGATTACCTTGCAGAGGTTGACTAACGGTTTCCCAGTTAATCTTAGCCTGAGTAGCCTGAGGATTGACATTAATCTGTTTGTCTTTCTCTACAGCAGCTACCCCTTCATTACCATCTTGAGGTGGTACCATCAGGTACTCTTTACGGTAATCACTTACAGTAAACCCATCTTTAATCCAGGAGATATCCAGAGTAGTGGCGACCAATTCAGCTTGAGCGACTTCTTTAGATACTACGGCATTCTTACCTTTAAAGAACACTTCCGCAATATGGTTAGTGTGCTTAGGCAAGGAGAGCAATGAGCGTACAAAGGCTTCGAAGTAAGGAGCATCAGTCGCATCAGAAGCACCGTAGAACCCATGCTTATCGACTTCTTGGGAATTCGGGAAGAAGACTTCGCAAATGTTCTTCAGGATAGGCAAATCGCCTTTACGTACCGGTACGCCGAATATCTTGGGTTGGTAGTCTTTCTTCTTGCTGACTTCGTCAATGACTTTATAGACTTCATCAGCTAATGGGAATGACCAAATTGCCACCCGAGAGTAAGAAGTACCATCAATCGTGAAGCCTTTACGCAAAGACAGTGTTGCTACGGTATTGTTCTTAGAACGAGACTTACCTAAAGCGATAATAATCTTAAAGAAGGAGTCTTGGAACTTCTGGTCTGTCTTACCGAAACGAGAGATAATATCACGTTGGGCAGGAGTCAATTCAGTGTGGTTAACGCTACCAGATGAAATCTTAACCAATTCATTCATCAGGTAAGCCAGTGAAGTACCATAACGACGATTCAACTCTTTACGAATAAAGCTCAAGAGTTTAGACTCACCACGCATCAGGTTTTCTTGCATCGGGTGGAATACCACGAAACGCAAGATATCAGGAGAAGTCAGGTTAGCCCTAGTAGGCAATACCACAATGCGGCTTTCACCTTCAATATCAATCGATACGGGGAAGGTTTTATCGTTTACTTCCTTACGTACTCGTCCTTCTTCATCCACGAGATACCCACAGGTATTCAGGACATGTTGATACACTTCCAACATATTCATCTAACTTCCCTCCGGTCAGTTACATTCATTTCTACGATATTCATTCGCTACGCTCCTTCATGTTTGCAAAATTCATTATCAGGTTTCCTTTGTTTAGTATTTGTTCCTAGTGTTACTGGTGTAATCACGGAACTCTGGTTGAGGTTGACCGTAATTCATCTGGGTATTGACGTTGGTATACGGATGACCCATGGGGTTAGCCTGAGCACTGCTACCCATTTTACCTTCTACTACGTCTTCTACCGAGTGAATCAATTCCCCAATATCACGGCTATTATTGCGATAACGATCGCTATTAACAGTCAGCATCGGGGAGATACTAGAGTCACTGAATGAGGGGAATACGTATAATTCTTTAATCCCATTACCGATTTGGATTTCAATAACGATATCGGTATTCAGGTCGCATTTCACTTGAATAAAATAAGGCAATTCGTTATTCTGCGACAAGATAGGCCCTAATTCGTCACTGATGACTTTCTCGGTAGAGAACTGCAAACCAGAGAAGTTTAGGTTACTAACAAAACCCCTCATGTCCGAAACTACTGTTTCAGGCTGATACCCAGTCAAGGCTGTACCCATGGTATTGGTCGAACTAAACTCGATATAAGAGAGCGATGATTTAGTCATCAAGTTCGTGACCATGGAGGAAACCACAATTGCCATGGTCGTCTCAATAGTCGGTGACAACCAAGGAGCAGAATACTGGGTAGTCTGGTAATGCTCATCACTGACTTCAGCACGATAATCAATGGTTGGGTCTAACTGCAACAACCATTTCCAATCGAAGGTAGAAGTCCTTCTACTCTGCACATTGGTTAGGGCAGAGAGGAAAGCCGAGTGATGGGTAGAAGGGTCAGCCATGCTACCACGGATTTGATTGGCTACCGATTCACCACTATAACCCGAGGTATTGTTGTTAAACATCGTGGCTACGAATGCACCTTCTACAATCTTAGACAACATCTGGGTAGGTGAATTGTAATTACGAGATACTAAAGAAGGTACTTGAGAGACTCTTCTATCATCCGTACCGATAATCGTATTTTCTGGAATATCGGTTACCCCATCAATTCCTGCTGCGTAAGTAGAACGCAATAGGTTCTGCGGAGTCATCTTCCAGGGACTACTGTTATTGTAAGCACCTGCACCAATACCCCCACCAAACACAGAGAAGGAATCCTGCACTACAGGGATATAGACATTGTTTACCTGACGGGTACCCATTTTAGTAATGGAATTGACGTAGAATACGGTATCAGGAGCTAATTTGATATCACGCCCCATAATCGCAGCATCACGTCTATCAGTATAACCGGTTACCATTTCTCTACCGGTAATACCGTTAGCGGAGGTAGTGATGATCATGATAAACACGTAACGGTCTTCATTCCATCCGTTTGGAATAGTAACATCGATAGGACGACCTTGACTGGTCTCCGGTCTATCAGCCGGAATAATAAATTCATTGCAAGTGGAAGCAATGTAATTAGTCGGTACTTTACCATTAAACTGGTCTACCATGGTCACCAGCTTATCCTGTACGGTACCGTTCATTCTGGTAACGAATGGACGCAGGTATTGGTTCTGGTAACCATTCACTCGAATCAGTCGTAATGACTCGATTTGGAAGGTAACTCTGGAACCCAATGGCGTACCGTAGGTATTTTGTGGTCCAAAATGATCCATTGATCGTTTACTCCTAAAGAGGGTTTTTGAAGATTTAATGTTTTTAGAATGCTTCTACGGGTACTAGCTTCTGGCGGTTAGCAATGTCCAGCATTAACTCAGCAATTCTTACTCGAATATCGGACTGTGTAATCAATCGATTATCTTTATTGACTATCTTACCGGAATCAGCCCACTTACTCGGTAGAGTAAGGTACCAGTTATACGGAGAGATGCCTTTCTCGAATAACTCAATGCAACCTAATGCTGTCATGTTTCGCTTCTCGGATTTAGTCGTTCCACCTAAACAATAGGTTTTGTTTAGTCGGTTAGACAAGTGAGAATCGATGTTTCTTCGATAAGTCGGTGCAATAAAGAAATCATCGCTATTGGTATTAATGGCAATAGCAGAGACCAATGCAGCAAATTCGTAATAGCCACGGTGCCACAGGATCGCTGAAGTCAATCCCAATAAATCGATTACGGTTTCTAAATCCAAGTAATCGTAAATCACCGGATTAATCGCTTCGTCCAGTACCCATTTCACGATGTTCAACTGAATCTCCTGAATCGGTTTCATGTACTCCCGAATACCAGAGAGATTATCAATATTGAAATTCACTCGAATCGCATCAATGGCTTCCCAATACAGCTCTTTCGGTAACTCAGGCTCGACGATTTGGATAATCCTATCGTGGTCCTTAGCTGCAAACTCCAGAAAGACTTTGTCGTCTGTCGAGATTTTACTACGTGAGAAACCCACGTCGTATACGGATTGGGAATTGGAATCCGAGTTGGTTTTCTTGTCTTCTACCGGATTCTTCTTGAATTTAACAGAATCGGTATTACTACCATAACTTCGAGCGACTTGTTTTATCTTCGTCTGGAAGTAGTAGTAGATGTTAATAATCAGGCGATAGGTATTGTCACTACCGGATACATCACCTAGAGATAGCCTACGTAGGATAATGATAGCTAACATGTAGTTGTAGAAGTCATCCTCCGACAAACCAGACATGAGCACCGTATTGGTGTCTACCTGTACTTTGGCATTAATCATGAACTCACGTAAGCGATTCTCTGCTACACAGCCATCTAAACAGGTCTTATGCAGAATCTCCTTAGCGTAGATTTCTTTATAGTCTTTGCCGTATTGGCTATAGAGTCTACTGTCGATATCACCCCAAATAGGTGCGACAAATCGTAAGGCAATAGAATAAACTACTAAACCTAAGTAATCCGAGTACACGTAAGTCGTTTCACGTGGGTTCTTACGAGTGTTCTCGTAGCTTGTAGTAGGCTTGGTAGGAACATTACAGGGAGAAGTAGGTAGCTTTACCCAACTCTCGATTTCGTCTAGGTTTACATTAGAATATAGCTGGACAGCTGCCTCATTGAGCTTCGATAACATAACCTCTACATCGTTTTCTTCGTCGATGATGTTACGAATTCTCTTGTAGTGCTGATAGACATTCTCCTGCCATTGTCTAGGCTTAGTCTTCAGCCATTCGTTGAATTCGTGAAACGGAGAGATATTGTTGCCCTGCTCGGTACGATGTTTATTACGTTTGTAATAGTTCATCGAGAACCTAACGTTTTCATTACCGTAAGTAACGAATACATTGGTTCTAGCGGCATCCATCTCGAAACTTAGTTGACTCATTTCTAGATTCCTTAAGGATAGTTGGAAAAATAGCAATGAATAGAGAAGAGAATAAATCAATCCCAATGACCATAACCGATATAGCCAAAGTGATTGTCGGTTTATTTATACTCTATCTACCCACTACCAAATTGATAATATAGTGTTATATTGCGATTGAATACACCTACATTGAGTGGCTGTATATATTAGTACTACACATTAGAATTATTCCTAAGAGATGTTCTAATAAGGAAGAATATAGATTACTCTCTAGCCTAGACGATTCTAGGCTAGAGAGGATACAGTTGAAATTACATAAAGAAGTCGTCGTCACTATCACTGCTATCAGGAGCGGCAGCTTGTTGACTGTTACCAGATTGACCAGATTGATTGTTGTTGGATTGATTAGAGCGGTTGTAGTTGTTAGACTTACCGTCTTTGCCTTCATTGGCTTCTTTGTCTACGTACTCTTGAGTCAATACGTTAGCAATAATCAGCTTAGCGTTATTGACAAAAGACACCATTACACGACGTGATGCTTCCTCACGAGGCAGTGGGTCTTGAGAGTTGATGTCGTAGAGTACAATATCGCGGTCCAATTCGAAGTTAAACTTCACTTTACCGTGAGTATTGTTAATGGCAGTAATATAGTAGATGCCTTTATCATCACGACCTACAATTACTTTACCCAATTCACGACGCTCTGCTTTAGACATGCTTTGGGTTTTGATGTAACCATGGATAGCGGCAGAGGAGGAAATCTTCTTACCTTCCAGAGGAATATCCTGCATGGAGAGCAAGGTATCCAAGATAGTCAAGAAGGAAACCAATTGACCATCTTTAAAATCGAACTTGATGCGGGATTGACGTTTTTGTTTATCTTCATTCAAACCGGTGTATACCGTCAGGTGCAGGATATTACCGGTAATGTAGAGATTGAAGGAAGCGGCGGTACCTTCTTCATTCTTACCCCACAGTGACATTACACGGGTATGGGTGATGTTGTTACGATACTTAGGGGCAAATTGTTGTTGTGCCATGTTAAAACTCCAATTGAGATACAAAACAGAAAGGACTAAGCTCTCCTACCAGCTAGTAGGTAGAGCATTCTCCTTATTCAGAAATACTCGAAAATTGTAGATTCTTTGGTTTATTTTGCTATCTGGTACTAGTAAACTCTACTAAAATCGATTCTAGCCTATCTAGAACGCTTATAGATTGCGATTAACCATAAGGATAAGGGTTTGTATACCTTTTAGTATAAATCGAATCTAAGAGCAAAATAGAAGGTTTTCTACATACCAGAAATACAAGCTAATAAACGCTCTCTAATCTCGTGGTTCTTAATCGTCTTTAAGTTCTCACGAATCTTGGTAGCAGTGGTAATGCTACTCCAATTGTATTCAGTCGCTAAATCCACTAATGTCCTTCTAAAGGCAGGTACTTTACACCTAAATAAGGTACTGTCCCCTAGAATAGTCAATAGGTCTAGTCGAAACGGCATTTCAGGTAGTTTGTTACCATTGTAGTACTTGGTGTACCACATATCCCTACCTTTTACATGTCCCGTATGGGATTCTAATAGCAATAAACGATTGAAGTTACGGAAAGCGACTAAGTCGTAGGTATAGTGAGACAACATCAATACCTTACGGTTGTCCATCTTCGTAATCTTGTTCTTGAAGATGTAGATGTTCTCATTACTTAACTGTTTGCTATCTGTTATCCCTTCGTTATACTGCTTGAGTAATAAACCTAAGGAATTGATCATTCGATTGGTAAAGGTTTTCTGTAAAGACGTATTATCCAATCGTAACAATACTTCGTTATTAATGGATTCTAATCCCTGGTAGTTAGGGAGATAGAATAAGTAATCCAATCCTTGGCACTCGTTTCGACAGATGTCTTTAATTAACTCTATTTCAGAGACCAGAGCTAAGTATAAGTCCTTATCACTGGTTCGGTCTACGTCTTCTCTTTTCATGGAATAGTAGAGATTACGGTAAAGAGTCTTGACATTAATGTAGATACACTTATTCTCTAAATAAATAGGTTTCTCATGCTTAATCTCTTCGTGGATATTGAGTAGCGATTCAAATGCCAACGAAGTAGCAATAGAGAGAGGAATTTGTCCTCTCTCTCGTTCATTGACAAGGCGGTTCACGGTCATCCTTTAAATGATTTGGCTTAAATACTTAGGTAGTTGTTTCACAACAACAGCCTCCATATTGAGCTGATTGAGCTTATTAACAATCAATTCTTCAATATTCTTGTTATTGATTATCAATGGAACGTATTCGTTTTCGGTAGAGAATACATCTTTATCTTCAGCAATCACGGTTTTGTCTACCTTAACGTTTAAGGAAAACATAAACTGGACATAACTAGTCTTTAGAGACATGAATGTCTTATCACTGGCTAGAGGATGGTTTTTCTCACAAACGATACGAATACGACTACCAGACGGTAGACTCTCAATGTTTCTCTTTATCTTCTCTAAAGAAGTCTCTAAATCCAATCCGGTAACAATCACGGTCTTGTAGATAGTGGCTTCTGTATTCTCAATAAACTTAGCTCTAAAGTCACCACTAGGCTGTACCAGTATTTCTACGAAACCTTTGGCTTCTTCTTCACCGTGTTTCAATCGAGAAAAGCTACCAGGAGCAATGATTTGTTTATTGGTAGAATGTGTGTGGATGTGCCCAATGACAATGGGTCCTTTTACTACTGAAAAGTAATCACTTTCATTGTGCTTGTGTTCAGGAGCAATTTCCGGTATTTGGTACTGAAAACACCCATGCATTAGTGCTAAGTCTACTTTCTCTAATTGCTCTTCTTTCAATAACTCTTGTACTCTCTTGAACGTATCCTCAGGTTTAGAACGAGGTCTATCTGGGATAAAGAGTACGTGGATATCGAATTTAGAGACGTAACGAATACTGATGTCATCAGCAAATACAATATCAGCATTTATACCAGTGGTTTCATTCAAGTGTAGAAACCACTGGATTTGGTTAGCATCATGCAAAGGAGTACCATCGACAATGAGTAAAGTAATATCGTGTTTCTTTACCCATTCTAGAATATAGATAATGGCTTCTTTAGTAATGTAGACATCAGGATGGTTATTGGGCATGAGTTTATCCCAAAAGTCACCATCCAACATCATGATGTCAATAGAAGAAGCCCATTTGTTGTAAGGAAAACAATGCTTGATTTCCTCGAATATCTTCTCACTGAAAGTGGTGGAGTGACACATGTGTACATCACCCCAAGCCACTATCTTTAATGGTCTAATCATTCTGTGTTATCCAGACTATTCATCTTCATCAAAGGTGAATTCCACATTCGTCGTATTTACGACTGTATTTTCTTCGGGTTTCGTGATTTCTTCACCACCCAATACTTTACGGTAGTTGTCTGGATTCAAGATACCCATTTTATCAAAGAAGGCAGTCCATTTAGCTCGGTGTTCATCCATTACCTTATTGTCTACACGAGAGGAGAGCATATCTAAGAAATTGATTCTCTCTCTTTCAGCTGCTTCTTTATAGGTACGGGAATATTGATCTAAACGATCCATGGTATTACCCAGTGTTTCACTACCTTCTAATGGATCTTTATCTTCATTGGTTAAGACAAAGAATTCACTGGGTACTAAAGAAGGTACTTGAGCGACAATGGTACCGGTACTATCGATTAGGTCTACTGGCATGAATACACTACCAGCAAAGTCTATCCAATCGTTCATGTTGTATTTGGCATCATCTTCCTGGAAACCGCAGTGTAGGGCTAAGAAATGCTCAATATACTCGTGTACCGGCATCTGGGGAGGATGAGCTAATTGTTCAGCTCTCATTTCCTTAATGGTTTCAATATGGGGCTTTACCCATTCATTCAGTCTTTCAAAAGCCGTTTTGGGGGCTTCTGTTGATTCTAATTTGTCTTGTTCTAGTAGATTGATTTCAGCCATTTGTATTATTCCTCATTAGCGACTAGAGAATTTATCCAATACGTACTTGAATACCCCACCATCGTAGACGATAGGTTTATCCATTCTTAGATAATCCGTATTATCTAGAACTTCTACAGTAAGCCTTAGACCTACTGCTGATTCAGTTAACTCATTAAACGCCTTCTCTTCGTTATTAAGTGTAACGGGAATAACATCTACACTGCATTCTGGGAAGTATTGCCCAATGACTTGAGTTAAGTAAGTCTTAATCGCACTGGCTAAACGCTCTACATCCCCTACGTTTTCCTGTGTCAGTACTTGATAAGTTAAGAACTGACGGTAGTAGAGGGTAGATTGAGAACCATCACTCGTGAAGAAGTTAGCTAAAATACGGTCTAGTTTCTCCCTACCATTATTGGTTACCCAACCCACGCTATCCAGTGTCGGTACGATTTTCTCGTTTCTATCGAAGTTATTCTGCTGCATTTAGTCACCTCAGTGTAAAAAATAATCTATCAAAAGAGTAAGACTACCCGTACCTAATCGAGTACGGGTAGTCTCTTTATCCTCTCTTACAGATAAGCACCAGATATACTGGTTGGATCTATCTCCTCATTATCGCCATTGATTAGATTATACAATCGATTCCAATTATAGCGAATCATGAGTTTCTCATTGGTTTGCAATTCTCTCTCATTATCCAAATCTTCATTCATGTAGATACGGAATACTTCCTCTCCACCGGTATCTTCCCCTTCATCACCATAGAGCAATACCCCACTCATGACAGACTGATAAAGTGGATTTCTCTCACCTGGTAGATTCGGATATCTGTCTTCACAATACCAACCTTCTAATCTACCTGCTCTTACTTCTTGGTTAATATAAGGCATAGCACACAAGTAAGATTGATTTAATGGATTAGCATATCGGAATTCATCTACCGTATACAGAGGACGGATACTGTCTTCGAAGATACTACCGGCAAACTCTAAACTATTCTTCGCTATGTTAATGGCTCGTAATGCTCCAGTATCAAAACGGTGTTGTACCGCTTGCTGGAATTCAAATGCACTTTCACCATAACGTTCAGTTAAGGAGTTAATTCGGTTTTGGATGTAATTGATGGACTCATTGGACATGACGCCATACATGGCTGTTCTCATGTTGTCTCGTCCACCTGAGATTAATATAGCCATGTAATCTCCTTATTTAATCGCATTACACAGCAAACTGAGACATAAACGCTTGGTCTTCTTTAGTAGCTTTCTCTTCATGAGTAGCCATTACAGCTAAAGATAATACCGTGGGTTTAGGTAGGTTCATTACCCCATCTGCCATATAAGGATTAATTAGATTACCTACAGAGAAACAAGCATCGAACATACGTAGACTTCTGGAAGTACGGTTATCCAATGGATACATAAAAGTTTCGACGTCACCATCATAGTCGCCGTTATAGAGCGGAGCAATGGCACCAGAAGTAGATGCTGATAGGTCACGGGTATCAATCTTAACATCGGTTAATCTCAATAGTACCGTAGAACCATGTTTCAGTGTAGGGGGTCGGTTAATCAGGATAGGGATACCAGGCTTACCGTTAGGTGCAGTTGACTCTTTAATCAATTCCAACATAATCGCGTGGATTTTCGGGTGATATACCCGTCTGTAGTCGGACATGATTTTAATGATTCGGTCAGCCGGTAACTTGTGCTTGTGATAAAGCTTGGCTTTAATGTGCGGTGCAAACATGGACATGAAACCAAACCATGGGAAGATAACCTCATCGTGGTCATGTGGTCTCGTGATGGCTGTCACCACAAATCGAGCAGTAAAGTTAGAACGAGTAGCAATCAAGTGTTTACGAATCACACCTGGTTTTCTACCCAATACGTTCGGATTGACTTCTCTATCGTAATACTCACCCATGAAGGTTAAGAAACGAGAAGCCCTCGCTAGCTTAGTGCGAGTCGTTAATGAAGAACGTGAATTCTCCACATTGTCAATCCCTACCATCAATCGCACTGCTTTCAATAGCATCGGTGTAGAGTTATCGATGTATTTCTTACCATTCGATGCCTCTACAATCGTTAGTGCTCTATTCGGTATCTGTAGATACTGCATCCAAACCTTATCTTTATTCTCTCTAAAGAGATTCAACAACTCAATACCTTTTTCTTTATAATTGGTATTGAATTCAGAACGGGTTAACAAGAACTCTAAATAACGATCGAAGTTATCGTAGAAATGCTGATAGCTTCTTACGTTTAAATTGGCTTCATCTAGAGAAGCCAGTGCTCGGATAACTGGCTGAGTCATCTTCGTCATTTTGGGACGATAATCAGGGTCAGTTAGCCATTGTAATAGATTAAATCGGTAATTAGAACGAGTGAGGTAGTGCTGCAACTGATGCCACATCTTCACGTTCATTAAAGCAGGTACACCTTGCGGGCTACGCACCCAAATCTTATTATCCAAGTGATCGGACACAATGTCTTCTACTACCGTATCACAGTGCGAACACCGAACACCTTTATAGATACGCATAGACACGGCACCACAACTACACCTGGGTACATTATCGAATTGTTCACCTACTTGGAGCATGAGTAAATCATTCACCGCATCCTTATCACGACTACTGCGGTTAGGTAGGTCGTTAATGATGATTTTAGCAGAAGCGGTATTGTAAAATATCTGGTCACTATTGACGTATTCTAGATGGATTCCCATTATGCAATTTGCTCCTAAATTTACTAAACAAATATCTCCTAGACTATCTGTCTTTAAACTGGGTAAAAACAAATAATCAAACTAGTGGATTGCCTTATAATAAAAATCAAAGGCAAATGAGAAAATAGTCCCCTACCCCTACTGAAGGAGCAGGAGACTATTTCATTCATCGTTTAGTAACGGCCAGACCCTTGACCACCGAAGCCGAAGAAACCAGAGAAGTTACTTTGGCGTTGGGTGCCTTGAGTCATGATAGAGCGACCGAGGTTATCCAACATGCTATTGTTAATGTAGTTAGCATAGTAGAACTGACCAGTCGGCTGGGTGATATTGCGGTTAACCAATACCATACCGGCAGCAGCGATTGCTTCGTACAGAGCATGGATGTAGATATCTTCGAAGTCTACGCGCAAGCCATAACCATTGATTTTGGCGTGAGCAGCTACCTGACGTACGATTTCTTGCTGGATACCAATGCGTTGTTCAGGTTTCAGGTTTTCTTCTACCTGAGCCATGGTCCAGTCACGCACCAATTCCATTTGTTCCGGACGACCATTCACCAGATTCAACAGGAAGCGACGGTCGAAGTCTTGGATGGAACGAGTAGTATTGGTTACGGAGTTGTGGTACTGACCCATCAAGGTTACACGACGGTCCAGAGTACGGCATACGCGACCACTACCACCCATACGACGGTAGATTTCCAGGAACTTGCCATCGCACAGACGGTCGGTGTGAGCCAACAGAATGTGGTTAGCGGAACCTACTTTCAGTACGTCTTCTTCTTTTTCGTAAGCAGCACGCAGGAAAGGTTCGTATTTCCATTGACCTGCAGAAGCTTCAGCTACTTCCAGAGAGAAGGAGAAGCGAGGGGTGAAGTATTCCTGGATATAATCATTCCACTGCTGAGCATTGAACTCAGGAGAATCTACCGGCAGCGGAGCGAATTCTTGCAGACGCAGAGCGGCAGAGATTTCATAACCCAAACCAGCTACGCTGTGGATATTGGTTTGCGGAGGTTGGTTAGAAGGATTCAGGCCTTCGCATACCCACCAGTATTTATCCCAAGATGCAGCCACACCGCAAGCCAGAGACCAAACCATGTTACCGATAGACTGGTAACGAGTGGGGTTCAGTGAGGTAAACACGATGTTAGTAGCGTACATCTGTTTGCTGGGTTTACCCTGCTGGTCTTGATACTGGATACGGTCCCAAGGAGAAGTGGTGCTTGACCAGGGAGAACCGTTTGCAGCATTCTGCGGAGAAACCATCAACACGTCGATAAAGCCGGTAATAGAAGTGACTTCTTTAGAGGCCACTTGGGTGTTGAATTTACCGTTAGGTGCAGTAGACAGGTTGTTGGAGTTAATGGTGAACATGAAGTCAGCACGAACCGGACGGCTGTATTCGTCCAATACGGTACCGTTCATGATTTTACGTTCGCACACCAGTTCTTCTTCTTTGTCGTGTTGACCGATGTTCAGGTCTACTACACGACCAATAGCACGAGATTCCTGTGCGAAAGAAGCGGTAATGTCGGCAGCTACCGCATTGAGCAAGATTTTCAGTACGACATCTTGGTCAGTGAAGTCGGTTTGGTCGGCGTACAGGATAGAGCCACCGGCGTAAATCACGTCTTCATTTTCGTATTTCTCTTTAGCCTTCTCAACGAACAGCGCTTTGATTTCTTTTTCGTTGAAGATTTGGGACGGGAACATGTCCACGTTAAAGCGACGGCCATTGATTTCATCGGTTTGGATGGTGGTCAATACGTCATCGGAGTTAGCAATGGCAATAGCGTATACAGCCATAGCGTTAATGTCACGGCGACGAGCCACAATCAACATTACATCCAACGGCAAGAGACGATGGTTGTGGTGGTCCAGAGGAATCGCACCGATTTCGATTTTGGCATTGGAGATACGGGTAGAAACTACCTCGGCAATGGTTTTCTCCAATTTCATCAGGCCATCGTTAATCACATCCAGGTTCATGCCGAACACAGTACCCTGGTCGGAGAACATGAATTTAGATGCGCCGGAGAAGTAAGATTTCACTTCACCGATGTCCGGCTGGTTAGTAGTAGCTTCTTTCACTTCAGGCTGTTGCTGCTGCGGTGCCTGAGGTTGCTGAGCTTGTTTTTTGTTTTCTTGGTTATCGATAATTGCCATTTTTAGGTTTCCTTTACTAAATTAGGCTGGTTAATACAAGAGTCGACTTTTGTAAATAAGGAAGTGGATTCTAATTAGAAAGCTCTCCCTACCATTTACACGATAATGATATAGTACTAAATTTATTTGGAATACAATCCCAGTTAGGTTCAGTAGCAATATCAAACTAGCCTACAGTATAGAGAAAACATACTGTAGTATAGACCTCCACCCTAATGAAAGGATAGAGGCTAAAATAGGGTAAAAGTAGACTGTTTCAAAAGCGAGAGATATTCTCTCCCATTAGCGTCTCTTCGGTTTAAGAAGAGACAATAGTGATTTTCATCATATATACCACCTAGCACTCTATAAACTTTCTTATCCATGGGTAGAGTGCAAAAAGCATATGACTAAAATCCATCCTTTTTCTATATAATTTAGGTTACTATACAACATGTTTAACTTAATTGGTATAAAGAGTCGTTTTCAGAATCCTAGGTTATATAAACTAGGGTTTGCTAATCGACTATTGGACAGAAGATTACAAAGGGCATTGAATTGGTATCGCAATAACTATTACTACGTACAATCCAATCACGTCCTCTATAAACTCATTCAATCCTTCGGTATGCCTAAGGCATTACCGGACGAATACGTAGAAACCTACATATACAACCGTGCATTTAAGCACGGTAATGCTTTCGGTTTCACATCAGATAGGGCAATAGGAAAACTATTTTACGGTAATTTCTACGGTATCAACTCAACTGAGGTTATCGTACAAGTAGACAATAACTGGAAGTGGGAGAATATTAAAAGCAACTGGAGTGAAATGGCTCCAGTGAGGATACTGAGACACAACCAAACTCACTTTAGCTTTAACCTCATGACACCTAAGAATTACGTGGAGTCTCCAGGACTAAGTATTATCGAAATTGATATTAACCTACTACACATGCAGTACTTAGCCTGGTATAAGCACCACAAGAAGATTAAGATGGTTAATCCCAGCCATGAAGTACCTGATGTGGGTTACTTCTTAGGTATGGTGGTATTACCTAATGCTTTAGCTTCTCACTTCAACCAAGTGATTATCAATCAGCATTGCCTAATGACTGATGAATTCATGCCTAAAACGATTGATTACGTAGGAACCTCCTTCTACATCAATAGTAATTTCAGAGAAGCAGAAGACAACATTAAATCAGTATTTGAATTGTGTCGTAAGAACAGCTTTAATATCCAAACCTATTGCGATAACGTAATAGGTGTAGATGATGTTAGTGCCCGTGACTTTAACGATACACCACAAACCTTTCTTACTCGAAATAACAAGTGGGTTTACCTGTTAGCTTGTAGTCGGTTTATTAAACACTGTTTAATGGCACCTGCTAGAGAAGATAGGTTAGTGAATAAAGAATACGTGGTGAGAATGAAGTACGAATTACAGCAGGTAATCAATGGTAAAGTATTCAATGACTACAAGATAGCCGAATTGAAACCCTATTACACTGAAGAGATTGAGTATTTAAAAAACATGTACTGAAAGATAGACTCTCTACTACCCGATGGTGGGTAGTAGAGAGTACTGTATTGTTTAAACTACTTAATTGTTTAAACTACTTAAGGAGTGCATCGAATACGTCACCGTAGGTATCCATAAAGGACCTATCCTTAATGACTTCGTGGATATTGTACCCTATAGCAGTTAAATAACAGGCAATGAACAGAATACCAAGAATGGTGACTGCGTAGTAACCAAATACACTATCTGGTCTAAGGTCCATAATCTGTCGACAAAATGAAATAGTGGCTAAGAGCCCCTCTATACAGAGTAAAACGATTTTAGTGTTCTTTTTGAAATGGATGTTGATTAATTCCAATAGACGAGCCAACATGAAGAAACCTCCTTATTATGGCGAAAGGGTAGCCCTAGCTATGAAGATAAGACTACCCTTATAGCTAGTCTTTATTCAAGACTGTCGTATCTAGACATTAGTCCAGACATGAAAACAATGCTGTAGAAGAATACAACACCTTTCACTATATAAGATACTCCCTTAACAAGCATCGTTAAGATACTTACCAAGGATGGCATCTCAATATAGCTAATGAAGAACAATGATACGTCCTGAGTGTAATTGATAAGAGTATTCAATCCTAATGTGACTAGGATTAAGAGTACTCCCTTCAAGAGTATCACTTGTTTATCACTTAACATAAGAGTTACCTCCATGTTAAATAGGTTGAAGAACTGTTAGTTACCTAACAGACAGAAGAACCCCTCTTCTGCAGTTTAATAATATAGATGTAAAGTAAGCTATACTCCTTACTACCTTTATCTGGTAGTAAGGAGTATATTGCTATTAGTGTTCTAGTAGAAATAGATCGTCTCTACGAGACTCACTGCTTTTATTAACTATGTTAATAAAAGTCACTAATCAATTTAGAGTTGTTTTTGTCTAAGTAGAATAAACCTACTGCTTCGAAAGCAATATAGTAAGGAGAACAGATATTGGCAATCAGCTCTCGTGTAGCGACATGTTCCACTATCTCTTTAGGTAGTGGCTTCTCTAAAAACAATTCTAAAGGTACGGATACACTGGTTACCTTATCCTTACCTCTCTGTTTTAGATTCTCACGAATGTCATTAGCTAAGTCTTGATTTTCAAAGCTAGCTAACCAATCTTCAGTCGCCTTAGAACTATTGATGTCCAATTTCACATTCACAGCTGAATAAGGAGGTTCACTCACTTCACCATAGTACTTACCAAAAGTAGCATTCCAGAATAAGTAATGGACATAAGGAGATTCCCTATCTGGTGTATCCTTATACGATTCAGGATTCTTAATCTGGGCTCGCCTAAAGTACTTAATCCCACCTTCTCTTACATTCTTGTAAATGTCCCTTTCTACATCTCCTACTTCTCTTAATAAGTCGATTACCTTAATCTTCTTATTCTCTTCATTGTAGAGATAGAAAAGTCTCTTCATGATGTCTTCAGCATGTTCAATAATCTCTTGTGGAGAGTTAGAGTTCCTCAAGTGAACCCCTTTCTTATCCAAAGACATTTCCTTGTATACGTTACCTTCCTGATAATCTACTGTATAGATATAATGCTTAGTGCGATTCAGGTTGACTAAGGTAGGCATACCGAATTCATTCTTCATGCCAATAGTAAAAATACGTTTGGTTTCTACCCCTAGATTGCCTGACATGGTAGCTAGTAAATGTTTCAATGTTAAGCTAGAGAGCATAACCATGGTAGCAAATACAGGAGTAGCCTTCTCTTTAGTCCTCTTATTTTCACAAAACCAATTAGTCCAGTGTTTAGTAGTAAAGATAGAGGAGTCAGTGTCTGACATCAACACAATCTTCCTTAAACTACTGGGGAATTGGGCTAATGAACCAGGTAGGTGAGAAGACCTTAGGAAGGTTTGTATATAATCCTTATACTTAGCAAAGACTTCGTAGATGTTGATAATAGAAGCAGCAATCTTTAGAATGGTCTCTGTACCAATGTATTGGGATTCCTTTAATCCTTTTACTTCTTCAGAACAAATCTGGATGGCTACTAGCTTAATCTCTTCTAAAGACTTATTGAAGATAGTTTGTGCTTCTTCGATTGTCATGCCTTCAATGGGATTACATTTCCTAGCTAGACCACCAATGAACTCACGAGTAAACGATTCATTGTAGATACGTAAAGCATTTAAGTCGTAAATGAAAGCAATAGCTGCTCTTTGCTCACGACTACACTTACTAATAAACTCCTTAATCAGGTTTTCCTTTTCAGGCCATCGCCAATACAAACGAGTAGAGTTTAGAATGTATTCGAAAAGCTCCTCTGTATTGGGTACGTAGAGATTGTACTTGTCCAGTATTTGTCTTATATTCTCTACATCAATATTGGTCGTTAGGGCTACTAGGTTATTAATCGTAATATCCGCATTGTGATAATGACGATTACCCCCTAATAGCTTTTCATTATTGGCATTAGCATACCCAGAAGTCATTCGACAATTAGAAGTCAATACCGGATGCATAGAAGCCATGTAAATAGCAGTAGAAGCTAAAGAGGAAGCTCCCGATATACTATTCAAGTTTCGTTTAATGTTATTCTGCCCGTTATTAGCAAACGCCATAGCAACAAAGTTACCTTCTTGCTTCATTTGGAACTGGCGTTTCTTGAGTTTACTTCTTTCTGGCTTCTTAACGTCTACGTATTCGGATAGATAAGAGAGCTTTACCTTGTGGGGTAAGAAGGTAGTAAAGGTAGCCGCCATGATTTCTTCATTGGCAAAAGCATCCTTTAAGTAATGAACTAGTGTGGTTTCTCCTTTTACCCTATCGTCATTCTCGTCTTTGTGTACGTAAACGACTTTAGGATTACGTAGAGGAAACTTACCGTCTTTACGAATGTTTTTCATTACCCACTGACGTGCTTTGTCTAATGGATAATTACGCATAATGGAGAGAAACTGAGCCTGCTGGTCAATGTACTGACCAATAGGGTTTAAATGTCTGGTGTATTGTTCTGGTTTTAATATAAAGACATTCTCAGTTAAGTCAAGACCTCGATATTCCATTGTATCGTGAACTCCTGTCGATTGATTAATCAGAAATACGAAATCGATTCGACTTATTGCTAAATGAAAAAGTACACCTCTCCTACCACCCTAAAAAGAGCAGTAGGAGAGAATGTATTTCTTATTAGTAAGGTACTGAGTGAGTCTAGTTATCTCGACTGGTAAAACCAGTCTCAATGCAGCTTACGCTGTTTACTAGACGAGCTATCAATCAGGACCTATAATCCCTCTACACTAGTGAAACCAGAGAGAGGGATTATTGCTGGGGGCTGCCGCTCGGAGGAGGTGAGCCAGGAGATTGTGGTGAACCACCTTCTTGTGCACGACCGCCTCGACCACCACGGGCACGACCACCTTGTTCGGTTTCGCCACCCCCTTCAGAGTGACCAGGTGCCTGAGGAGCTTCTGCCTGAGGATAGGGGAAGTCGTAACGGGTGTCACGAGCAGGTACATAAGACGGAGCCGGAGTAGACGGAGGTTCTTGGTAGCTCAGTTTGTGGCCAGCCACCAAAGTTTCATTTTTTTCGGTGTGCTTAATGGATTCATCGTTGTAAATCTGTTTCAGGTTTTTAACGAAGGTATCCGCGTTTTTCACATCACCTTTCAAATAGACTGGAAGTTTATTTGCCATGGTAAAATACCTTTTAATGAATGAGTTTAAATATATTTAAATTCAGAAAGAGTAGGTACTCTTCATAGTTCAGTATAAAAAGTGTCGTAAACTAAGACTATTCCTCCTATTCCCCGCACAGGAGGAATAGGAGGAAATCGTCTGCACAACCAACACATAAGGAAACCATCATGAAAGCGAGAGTGATTTTGTTCACTCCTCTATAAGTATTTCGAGTCGAGACAAGTAAAGGAGGCTAAGGATGCAATCGCCACCTGGGGCGGTGTGATGGTTACCTCTACGTCTACAGAGACAATGAAGTCACGAGGACTCGAAATAAGTATAAGAGAATTACTAATACACAGAGCCCTGCCTTGGCATCACTCTCAACTACTGTGTATTATCCAGCTACTCAATGTAACAGATGAACAAACTGGTTAGTAATTTGTAACTACTATCATAGTAGTAGTGCTTACTACACCTCAGTGAGTACCATGGAGAGGTTGGTATAACCTCTAGAAGTAATGGCTTTACGCAATACTTCCATGTCTTCAATCGAGACATTATCCAAAGTAATCACAATGCGGTTAGCTTGGGTTTCCACTAGTGTCGTCAAGTTAATCCAGTCTAGAGCAAAGATGGTTTCTACTCCGGCACTGTTGAGTAACTTAACATAAGTCATGGTCAATGGATCGTCATTGTGGCCACTAGGTAGATGGGGCCTCATTCTCTCATGGAATGAAATCACATCTAAGCCATTGGCAATCGCATTCTGGGCATTGAGAATCGCCAAGCATTTAGCATTGATGATGCGAGTAGACAATACATCAGGGGCGTAGGTATCGAAGGAATAGACCTTACCTACTACAAAAGAATTAGACATTTAACACACTCCTGTAATGAAGAGTAAATCAATACTCCCATGGATTGACCTTGTATAGAATAATCATACCTTCCTCTAGATTAAAGTCCCCAATTCGATAGCATATTCTCGTTTTAGGTCTTAATCGATAGTCTACATTAGGTAATCTCGGTAAGTACAGATTGAAAGAGCGAATCGTGACTAACAAAGAGTAGATGAGATTATAAGCAATGATACTTAGTCTCTCTACTACTAATTCGTCTAATTCTCTGGAAGGGAAAGCAGAATGAAAGTCGATTTCACCACCTACCTGTAAGTAACTGGTAGGGTGGCTATCCAAATCGTAGAAACAGAATACTTTATTTATCTCTTGTATAAACAGGAAAAACTCAGGCTGAGTAATGTTAGGTACAAGGTAAATAATGTCTCTAAAGCTACGATAAACGAAATCACCATCTCTTACCAGAAACTTCTCAGGTAGGTTGATGTAATAGTCAATCAAGTCAGCATCAGTAGACCACATTTAAACGTGTCCGATAAAACAACATTTGTTGGTCTACGATACCGTTGAAATAGGAATCAATGGTGTAAGGACGCAATAGGTCGAAACACTCAGTGATGAGTTTGATGTTCTCAGTATAGAGTTGGCGGAAGAGAGGTGTAGATTCGTATGCCGGTAAATCGACAATGAAGCCGTCTGAGAACATGATGTAGTCGCAAGCTTCTTGAGCCAAGAGAATAGAATCTCTATCTCTACCCAATTCCAGCTTACGCATGAGAAAAGATGCTACTTCGGTAGGGGAAATGTTCTTATTGGTTAATCTAAAGATGTTATCAGCTATCTTCAGTACTGGGTTAGGGATTGAAAGTTTAAACCCCTCAGTGGTGCCTAACATAGTTTATTTTTCCTTTATCCACGGTTTAAAGTGTTGTGCTATAGATTAATGTAGTTTAGTAAAGCCATGGGAAACACAGCTTGTTCTTCAACGACATTAATAAATAGCTTGGTTTTATCCGATACCGATATTCCGGACAGTACATCTTCAAGCAGAATAATCATTCTGTCGACAATGTTGTCTGTTACTTCCAAGTTATTGGCAATCCCTAAATCCAATAGCTTTTCAGAGAACAAAACATAGCCGTCCGAGTCACCGGTACAGATAGAATCAAATAGTTTTGGTAGGTATTCTAGAAAAAAGTCATGTATACCGTTTAATTCAAGATTTAAGAAGTCCACCATCTCCACCTGGTTATTCCTCATTTCTTGACTAAAAAAACAATATACATCAGTAAGGTTAAAGTACGCTAAGGGCAATACCTGTCCCTTAGCGTACTGTTGATTGATTTCTTGATAGTATTCCATCACGATTGGTATTTAGAACTAAGCACCTTCAACAGTCTGTACCCTATCTCCTCTGCTGAATCGGAATACTCACCAAAGTCATGATTGAAAGCAATGGTGATTTTCTCATCAGCAAACAAGGAGAATTGCTCATTAAAGTACTTCCCGTTGGCTTCTTTTTCTCGATGATTAAGTTCGATTTCCTTCAGCTGCTCCCACTCGTTTATCCGGTAGTCACCTAAGTCACCAATCAATAGACTAGAACCATCGTAATAGACAGTGAATTGATGATAGTTTAAGTGCTCTTTACCTTTAAACAAAGACTTCACGTAATCCTGTACTCGGATATAGATTTCGTTTAAGGTAATACTAAACGGAATAACGGTCATGATTTCGTCGATAGACAAGCTGCCTTTTATCTCACCTAAGGTGGCTTTTAAGACAGCTTCTAATTCAGGATAGTGCTGAGTGAGTAGGTAATAAATCGTATCGTCCTTACTCATTACTCCGTAGTTACTGGGTAGCTCTCTGTTTAAACAGATGTAAGCAAAGTTAATAAAGATATCCAAAGCAACCGGAGAGCAGATGGTTTCGAACAATACTTTGTTTCTATAGTAGCTAGGTCTGTAGAGTACTTCACCTGCTTCACTATAGACAGTATTAGAAACGAATTGATTGAAGATGTCATCCTGATAAACGACTTCACGTCTACCGTACTCTTCACCTAAGATATATTTACGACCAGGTACGACTAATTGTTTATAAGTCTCCCTATCGTAAAATCCTAACCCCTTACCCAAGAATTGCTTTTCATGGTTTGGTAAGGTTTGGCTAATGAGGTCTTCAATCTCTTCTAGAATGATTTTGGTCCTTAGTATATAAACATCATTAATGGCGGTCATGGTGAATCGATTCCTTAGTGAATAAATGTAATCGTGAGGAAAAGTGGGTCCAAGTGAATGCTTACTGGAATACTGATCCCGTCTTTATTGATATTCTTGCTTTCAATAAAGGGGAAAGGCGTAGGTTCCAGTTTGTAAGCATGATTCAATAGCTCGAAGGTTTTAGGGAACAATAGGTTCAATCCATTTTCATGGATGGCTTTATCCAGTACTTCCTCCGAGGCCTTGTTTGGATACCAAGGAGGGAAATCGTATTCACTAAGCATCGCGTGTCTTAAATAAGACCAAACCGGTGCGATATTGAGAAACTTATTGTAAACGACATCTAACCCTTTAGATTTCAACCACTGATAGATAACATGGTTTAGTACCAGTAACCAGTTCTCCAATCCGACTTCTAGTTCTAATTCTAGATACTCTTGGCTGAATACCTTATCAATTCCATCGTTATACAACCAATTGACGGAGGATAAGGTGTAAGGGTGATTGTAAATCGCTTCCGAATAAGTCGTCCTGTCTTTTAAGGTATCTATCCTATCGAAGATATTCCTGATTTCAGCAGCAATATCCAGTCGATAGTAAATGTTTCCATTCATTTGTACTCCAATCCATATACACTCAACATACGTTTTAAACCTAGGTAGTAAGCCTACCTAGATTACGTATTCTTTCATAAAAAACACGACTTTGTAGAAAGATTCACCTACTGACGGCTATAGAAACCGTCAGTAGGCTATCTAGATTGCGTCTATATTGCGATGAAATAAAAGGTAAGGGGATTATATACCCTTATCCTTTAAACGCTCTATACGAGCCTCTACGCTCGATTTTAGAGAACCAAGCCATTGCTGTCCGCATCAGACGTATTGATTACGTTGTTGACACGAGCACGAGCTTTCTTCTCGTAGCTGGATACCACTTCACTGAGGCTATTAATCACCTGGAAGAAGTAGTTATCAGTCAGTACGAAGTAAAGAGAAGAGCGTTTCTCTTCCGGTACATTAGAAGCGTAAATCACCTGACCATCAACACGGAAGTCACAGGGGATAGGCTGACGGGACAAACCGTCACCAGAATCAATAGAGATTAAGGAGACAATGTTGTAGTTGTCACCCAGTGATTTCTCCAGTGTCTTATCCAAAGAACTCTTGTCTTGGTTCTGGATAGCAAAGTTAGAAATCAGAGTCAAACCAGGTTCAGTATTGGTCACTTTGTGGTACTGGAAGAAGTGACGCAGGTCTGAAGAGTCTACACCGTGGATATTACCACTGAAGAGCAAACGATAATCAGTAATAGAATAAGCGATTGCTTTGTTGATGTTATCCGGAGTAGAATCCTTATCGGCGTAGTTCTGGTAGTAACGCACGATAACCGGTTTACCTAACTGTTTGCTGATGGAAGCATAAGTACGGATAGTCGCAGCAGTGTTGGCTGCAAATTTGTTGGTGGTCGCATCACCGATCATGATGACCATCACCACAGCATCGTTTTCGAGGAGCTCTTTCACCACCAGAGGGCCTTCGATCGAGCCCGATCCACCTGAGCCTGAATGAATTACGATGTTCAGGCTGCTGTTGTCTTCAGGTTTGTGTTGGTGTACGATATTGGCGATATAAGGAACGACTTTGTCGACGTTTTCATCACGTTTCTGGCCAGAGCCATCCAAACCAGGAATGGTGACCAGTTCTACACCATGCTCTTCGAAGATGCTTTCGTTCTTGTGGTAATTGGAACGAGAGGTATCCAAGAGTACGGTATCCAGGCGAGCAATCTCTGTGGAGGTAGAGAGCTTACCTTGGCTTTTCAATACGTCGGCAGCGATACCTAAACCGGCACCACCAGCACACCATAGCTTCACGACGTTTTCATTGACTTGAGACATTGGCATTGATCCTTTCAAGGAATTAAAGATAATACAAATAGACTTACTTAAACGTTTAAGTAAGCAATACGATTGCCTACTCATGGTAATGATATAGATTTATTCTATTTTAGAATGTCGTTATATAGAACATTTTCTAAGGGATTCGTATGAACTAAAATACCCCTTATTTACGGAGGAATAAAGTAAATGTCAATGTTGAGTTTGTGCCTCAATTCCATTAAGAATGAGATACCAGAATCCTTAATTTCGGAGTACTGTATCGCTTCTAGATATGGTAAAAACCCTTGGTCAGCAGTAGATGAAGATGCTGTTTTGATTGCAGAAGTATTCGAACGTAGACTGATGCCTGACTTGAATGTGGAATATGCCCGTACTCTAGAAATCCCTCTACAAGAGTGTATGGTAGAGAAGGTATCTGAAATGGACTATGTGGTAACTGTACCACCTAAAGCAACTGGTGGTTACAAGATACTGACTGTACTGGGTATCAATACCGCTAACATCTATCCCAATGGTATCTACGCTGATACCGCTACAGTAGCCGGTAGCAGTATATTAGCTGCTGCACAGAAACTGGCTAATTCCAATCAATCGGTTTCTTTAAATTACAATGCTCGCTGTGAGATGGTCTCTCCTAATGCCTTTAGGATTAGAAGAATGTCTTACTTGCCTCCTGGTACTTACGCTGAAGTACTGATTGAGCATGACAGTAATCTAAACAGTTTAAACATGACAGCAGCAGCTTACTTTAAGAAGTTAGCTGTACTGGCTACTAAAGCCGCTATTTATAACAAATTGAAGATTAGAGTAAACCAAGCTAAACTAGATGGTGGTTCTGAGTTAGGTGCATTTAGTGAGTTTCTTGATAGTTATGCTGATGCCAATGAATTGTACTTAGAAGAACTGAAGAAAGCTTCTAAGATTGGTTGGCTGAGTGATTTAAAAATGAAGTACGACCTCTATTCTTCAGTAAGCTCTAATCTAATCTAAGGATTATTGAAAATGAAAGTAAAAGCAGTAGCTAGATTGGATTTTATCCATGAATTGTCAGTAGAGTCATTCACCCATGACTTATCCCTATACGGAGCTAAAGCTAAGACGGTACCGGTGTATGGTGACTTTGCTTCTTTAGTCAGTGCTAAGCTAAATGAAATCTACGCTAAAGACGCTGAACATGAAGAAGACATGGTAGAGTCACTAGGAAGAGACTTAGGTGACCCTAATGACCCGACTTACGATTACCAGTTAGGTAGAAAAGACGTGATTACGAATATCGATAATCACCAGGTAACGATTAAAGATACTCACTTGGCTATTGAACACTTAAACCATGGTGTAGAAGGCATTGGTCTATACGACATTGCTTATCAATTAGCTGGAGTATGCAAAGGAGTAGAAGATACGGTAGTCATGACCGTAAACTACTCTAATGTACCTGATTACGTCTTAGAGAAAGTAGAAGCTCTGATTAATGAAGGTAAACACGTTTGTTTAGTGATTGTGTTACCTAGAGACGTGGAATTGAGTGAAATCCAGTTTGAGAGCAGTAAGCTCTACGAAATCATGGAGAAGACTGACCACGTTAGTGTCTTTGCTACTTACGTTTTGAAGTAAAAAAGAAATGATAAGACTCCCTACTCTCCTTACCCTATTACTGGGTAAGGAGAGTAGTATTGTCTATTACCGAGTAGCTGTCAATTTAGCTATTTTATCTTAGGGGCATAGTCTATCTATCCAGTACCCTACACTAGAGGCGTAGTCACTGAGCTTATCCTGAGTCTGCTCTTGTACCTTAATGTGGTCGTAGTACGGTTTATATTCTTCAGAACGAAGGTCGATTACTGCAGGTTCAGTTCTCCAGGCGTCTTTACCAGCAGTGAGATAAAGGGTAGTGATATCTACGCTGTAACCACCTTCCTCTTCGAAATCGTTCAAATCCACCCCTGGTTTATACTCACGGACGGTCTGGATAAAGATAACGATACAAGACTGATTTTTGTAGCTATAGACCACTCGTTTAATTACCATAGCGTAAACAGGATACATTTCACCATCTTCATCTACGGTATAGGTTACCTTAGGTTTCATGCCTTCCGGTAAGCTGAAGAAGACGGTATTGACAGCACGAATAGTGATATCGTTTTCTTTAACCGGTTTACCCTCACCTGTTTGGTTTAATAACTCATCCATTTCAAAGTCTTGAATGGAGAGTGAATTGGTGTAAAGACAACTACCTTTGGTCGGTGAATGAAACACAGAATAACCGGCTTCTTTATTAAAGACGATTTCCTCACAGTCTTCAGCTTCCGTAATGGGCAAAGTGATACTATCAGTGTAAAGAGTAACCGCTTTGAAAGTATCCCAGTTAAGTCCTTTAACGACATTATAGACACATTCGATATCCATCAATTCTTCATTGACTAACATTAGAATAAACTCCTTTTAGTTTAGGTATCCAGTAGGTTTATCTTCACTGTCAATATAGAACAGGAATTCCTCTTTGGATACATTCTGGCTATCAACCATGGAATCGATAACGTAGAGAATGTAATCAATAGAGATACATTCCGAACAAGGTACTTCGTATACGCCTCCATTCTCGAAGATGACATCGACTTCTTCAGGTGATAGATAACCCCATATTGCATTGACCACCTCTATCTCATCTTCGCCGATTTTCATTGAACTCGATATACAGGCGATGTCATTGTGGTGTACTTTACCTTTTGTACGGATTACAGAGTAATTGTTTTCAGGTGAGTATTCCGGAATAAAGTAGAAGAGATTGAAAGCATAGTGGTCATCATTCACTGCCACGGTAACGGTTTTATAACAGAAACCGTAGATAGGTTTCTCTTCACCTGTTTCTTTATCTTTATAGAAGATAAATGGGTCTTCTTCACCGTTTCTATAGGCAATGTTATAGACAGAAATCAACTGTATGTCCTTCTTAGAGATATCCCTATTAATCATGTCTTTCATTTGTTCGAAAACAAACTCTTGCTCATCTTCCAAAATAGACATGGTAACAAGCCTACAAAGAGCATTACCACTCTTACCTATTAGAACCATGGTGTCGATTTCATCTTCTAAGTGAATGGCACTGATGTCTTCTGGGTTACCAGTAACGACTTCTTCCAATTTCTCTTTAAAGAGACGTGGGATAGATGCCGTTTGCTCGGCACTTAATCCTTTATCTAGATCCAAAACAATCTTTTCATTAGACATAAAGAAATTCCTTTTACAATAGAATATAAAATACTCTCTCTACCACCAGTAGGTAGAGAGAGTAGTGTCAATTAGTTAAGTGGTCTACCTGATTCTTTAAACCCAGCGTATTCTTGTTCGATGTGGTAATCCTCCATCACCTTAAAGCTATCCATGATGATCCTTACGTCACCACGAAGAGCTGAATGGTATTTAGAAACACCCACTTCTTTATCGATAATGTGTCGGTGGAGTTCGCTCAATGAACAAAACTGATTAGAGTAGAACCTAACTGTCTTTCTACTAACGTCTTCAGGTAAGGTAAGTAATATTCTTTCAAATGCCATTTTACCCTCTTCGCTCATGTCTTCGCGATAGAACTGGTAGTAAATGAAGCTACGAATATACCCTCTTGCTTGCACCACAATATTGCGAATACAGTATACCCTAATTGGAGTGAGTTCATCACCACTTTCACCAACATAACCAAATACCGGTTTCATGTTTAGAGGAAGCTTAGCTGCATTAGTACTGGTATAGAGGACTTCTACATTCTCTTTCTCTATATCCCTGTAGTACCTATTCAGGTTTCTGGTTATTTCGTCCAATTCTAAAGGAGAGATACATCTACCCAATATATTGGCATAACAACCATAACGAGGAGAGTAGTAAGAGCGAAGCGTACCAGTAGAATCTAATCGATAGCTATAGCTATCGTCACTCTTGTCAGCCATGACGGCTTCCATTAAATCGTAATTGTAGTAATTGAACTTCTCCAGTCGTTCGGAACTAGGTCCTCTAGAGAAGTCCAATACGTACTTGATTGTGGATAGATCCTTTTTCACCTTTTTCATGTTAGAAGAACCTTACATTGAAGAATTCGTCCAATAAGTCAACTTGAAACTCTATAGCCAGTACCATGTAGTTTTCTACGAAGTACTGGGCAAGGTTATTAGGTAACTTATTAGGTGCCATGGTAATGATGATTACATCTAACTCATCGTAATCCTGAGTGCTATTGATGTAATCATCGTAAGCATCACGAGTAGTGTGTTTATACTTAGGATAGGTTGACATCAGGTATTTCACTCGATACAGAGCCATTAAGAACACGCAGTGGCTCTCTAGATTAATACCGCCTTCAGCTACTTGTTCTGTCTTAGTGACTACCGATAGACTGACATCAATGATTTCCATCAGTTTATCATGTAGCATGTTCTTCAGTTTCAATAAGTAAGATTTATCGCTATTGGCGTTAACCACGTACTGGATAAAACCAATGTAGTACAACATTACTGAAATGAAGAAGAATTGTTCTACATCGATTGGGGTAGCGTAGTCGATATCGAAGAACCCTGTTTCAGTATCGTCACCTACATCAGGTTTTTCCTGGGTATGGTTGTAATAATCAACCGTATTGATGCCCCTAACGAAAATATCGTCATCTTGTCCTGTCTTGTAGAACTCCTCTAATAGGTGGTTGACTTCTACAATCAGTTTCTTTCTTTCTAGGTACGTCACTGTACCTAATGTCTCTTGTATTACAAAAGACAGAATATCTCCTTCTTTCCAATTTTCATGGTCTTTTAAGATGTCCTTCAAGAAGAACTTCGGTTTCTGATTAACGAATCGATCAGTTACGTACTTCTTGAAACAGTAAGAAACCATCTCATGATTCAGCATTTTAGTTTCCTTTCTCTCGTTTCCCTCGATAAAGGGTCTTCGAGCCTTTTTTGTGTTTTATAAATAAACTACCATTAGAGTATAGAATAAACAACTAGCAAACAACCATTGAGTTTGCTTTGTCATGTTAATAATATAGCTTTCATTTTAAATAGAATCCACTACTACTCAGTACTCCGAATAGAGAGTACTGAGTAGTATTAAGGCTTACGTGGGTTTTTCATTACCTTATTAAACTGTTTCAGCTTAATATCCAGAAAGGCACTGACAACACTATTAACCTGCTTCTCTTCACTGATTAGAGAATTGAGTAGTTGAGGTAAGACGAGTTTCTCTGTAAGGATATCACTAAGTAACTTAGGCATATTCTCACTAAACTCAGCGTAGACTTCGTAGACACAGTTAATCTTCTTTTGCTTACGGAATAAGGATTTCTTCTTCCGTCTGTAGATGTACTGTTTCTTCACTACGATAATCTTGAGATTATTACCGATTTTGGTGTGAAAGTCTATCCGATTGATTACGTCAGGTTCAACTAACTCTAATTTCTTCTCACCTAGAAAAGCATCGCTAATCGTGTACACTTTAGTCAATATTTTTTCAATGATACACATCGATTACTCCTAAAGGTGAAAGAGGTAGATTTCTCCTACTTTTAAGAGTAATAGTTACGAGTGAAAGCCCTCAGTACGATGTATAGCAGAATCCCTGTTCTGGTAGCAGCAATAGCCGGAGTGGATTTGACTTTAGTCGCTCTCTTGACTACCTTTTCCATGTCATCACGAATCCCTAGCAATAAAGGATCGGTAGTACGAGAAGAAGTATAGATGCCTTTTAGTTTAGAGAGCAATCCAGGGATATCAGACTTGTTCTTCATGGCATTACGGTTACTGTATAAGTAAACCAGTAAGTGTGTCATGATTCTTTCAATCAGGTCACTCAGTTCAATCTTGTCTTGATTGTTCTTAGAGTAGACATCGGAGATGTAGCCTAAAGTGTTTCTAAACATCTGCGGAGGCATGGTCTTATTGGCATTTTCAATAATGCTGACTAAGTCTAGCTTAATAAAACTAGGTTTGTCCCCAATGATGTCATTTAGGTAATTCTTATAGATTTCCAAAGATTGCTCTTTGTCTTTAAGAATACTCTCCCCATCTGTTTCAATGTAGGTAGCTGAAGTACTGTTAATCTTCAGTCCAGATTCTTGTACCATCTTCTGTAGATTATAGATGCCCTTTAGCATCTCTTTAATACGGGTAGCATTATCGATTACGACATAAACCACTGAATTGGTGTGTCCAGAGGACTTCATGTCGATATCCATTCGGTTAATCGCATGTTTGTGGATGCCGTTTACCATGTCTACCGTATCGTCTGCTCTTTCTCGTATTACGGCTAACCAACTGCCTAAACGTTTAATAGCATAACGATTAGACATAGAGGCTAAGGTAGCCTCTGCTACAGCCTTAGAGCAAGGAAATGGCCAATGTCGATTCATTCTAGACGTTAAGAAACGAATACACATGACCATCATCACGTCACTCATGGCTTTCTGTTTCTTCTCTTTAGAGAGCTTACCGCTATTCCAAAGGGAATGACATAACCAAACACAAGATAATGATAATGGATCACCTGCTACTTTATATTTCACTGCATCGATAATCAGGTTTAAATCATCTTCTACATCGGATTCATCAATCCCTAGGATTTCTTCAAACCACCTACCCCTATCGTTATTCGTAAACGTGATTTTGTGGGTACCAGTCAGTGGACCACCCCAAAACTGAGAATCTTCATCGGACTTAGTGATTAACTGGTTAAGGTATCGTTCTACCTTTTGGGTAAACTTCGTATCGAATGATAGATTACACTTATCGTTAAATACGTCTTTTACGTGTTTATACATAGTAGATTTCCTATCTATATAGCGAATTCATCATAGTTTTTTATACTCTCTAGCCACCTAACCAGGCTAGAGAGTATAATTTCATTTATTCAAATCAGGGAATTGAGTAACATCGAAAGTGTTCTGGTACCTAAACTTCTTATAGTGTTCAGTTCTAACGTAGTCTTGGTAAAGCACTATGTTGTAGTCTTTATAACGATTACTACGCATAGAGAAGTTGTACACGCATTTGCTATTTAAACCCAAGAAGTTACGTGAACCTGGCATTGGTAATAGTATTATAGCTGGTTCATTGTCTTTATAAACAGCAACTACATTGCCTTTACGACCATTCCTTGTTACTTCAAGATAAGGGTCAGTAACAAGAGACCACTCTCTTAAGTCAGTGAATAGTTTCACTTGAACTAGGTTATTTAACATGGGGTGTTTACCATTATTCAAGTCTTCTAGTAACTTGGTCTCGATAATACCAAACATGTCTTTCAATTTAGCCATATTAGGTACAATCTTCTCATGGTTAGGTGAAACCTTAAAGTCCTTGATTAGGAAAGCCCTATCTGACCTTGCACCTAATATATCAACTGGTTCTGGCCAAGGCGTCTCATCATCACTGTACTTAACCTGAATTCCTTCTTTCCATAGTCGATTATCAATCCTACCAAACTTAAGTTTAGACTTCTTTAGTCTTTCCTGGCAGGCAAAATGGTCAATACCAATATCGTTAGCTAGTTCAGTTATCGATAAGTATCTCTTTATTTCACCAGTATAGTAGTCTCTACTCTTCATTGGCTTCATTTGTTTCAATAAACCGTTCTTACTAGCTCTTAAGCTATTTTCTTTCTGGGTAACCACTTCTAGGTTCTCTAGGCGGTTATCGGTCTTGATTCCATTAATGTGGTCCACAGACCATCTCACTCCGTTTTCATCTCGAGTACCAACCCCTCTACTTACCTTTTTAAACTCTTCTGGCCTAAAAGCCATTAGTAGTAGGTGGTGCTGTCTTACTGTTTTCACCTTCTTAAGTTTCTCGTTACGTAAGTTGAATTCGTAATACCTGTTACTCAAATTGGGGTGAATGAACTTTTCAGTCCACTCACTGTAGACGATACCGTCTTTATTGATGTAATGGTAAGGGTACTCTGGCCCTATCTTAATGAACTCTTTTAAGTCGTATTTGGGGAAGTATTCATTCATTAAGCGATTTAGGGTAGTGTACTTATACCCACCTTCCCATGGAGTGGGGATGTGGTAAGCAAACTGTTTTTCATTCTTACCTAGTACTCTTAAGAACTTATTGGTATAGGTACTATAGACATCGCCTTCTTTATTAATCCAGTAACCAGGGAAGTTAGTCCTCTCGTTGTCACTAATGGTTTCCTTAAAACCTTTCGCTTTCAGTTCCGAAATACTGTACATGTTAGTCAATCTTTGAAAAATAATCCATATGATGATTTAAAACAGCGTATAAATTTTGTTGTATAAACTTGGTCTACAAGTAAGGAAAGACTAATGACTATTTTATTCCTAGATGACTGGAATAGGTATCCTGAGGCAATAGTGGATACTAAGACCAGGAACCAGAGCTATATTGACATGGCTAACGTGTATAAGAAGATGGGGTTGAAGAACTACTATTTCCATTTAGCTTTACACGACAGAACACTACAAGGAGTAGATCCATTTTCACCAGACTTAACCATGGAGCAAATGGCCAGGATTGCTCTAGAATGTAAGAATAACTTCTGGTACTTCGTAAGAGAAATAGCCACTGCACCTAACACATCAGGTAACAACTATTACTTAGCTAACCGTGGTAACTTATCATTATGGTGGTGTTTCTTAAACCACATTCGTTATTTTATCGTAATGGCTCGTCAGTTGGGTAAATCTAGCTCAGTTGACAAGATAAGCGAATGGTGTCTGTTCTTCTGGACGGACATGAGAGTCTTCCTCATGACTAAAGACAGCAAACTGAGGGCAGAAAACATCCGAAGAATCCAGAACTCCTTTAGACGTTATCCTTATTATCTAAACCCATTAACTAAGATGGATGCGGATAACAGTGAATTGATTACTGTTAAGAAGAGAAACTGTTACCTCAATACTGGTATTGCTCAAGCACAACCTGAAAGTGCCGAACGCGTAGGTCGTGGTTTCAGTAGCCACGTTTTCCTGGTGGACGAAGCGGCATTCTGTCTTAATCTGTCTCTAAGCTTTAATTCTGCCTCTGCTTCTCAGAACGCGGCGATTGAAAAAGCTAAAGAATCAGGGATGCCTTACGGCTGTGTGATTGCTACTACTGCTGGTTCTAAAGACACTGATTACGGCGCTTATGCTTATAAACTATTCAGTGAAGGTTGTCCTTGGACAGAAGAACTACTGGATTGTAAAGATGCTGAAGAATTAGAGAAAACCGTACGTTCTCGTTCTAACCCAATGTCAGCTATTGCTAAGAATGGGATTTATGCGGTAACTGGTGTATTCTCCCACAAACAGCTAGGTAAAGACGATGCTTGGTTGTCTGAAAACGCGTCTCGTGCCGGTGTTACTGGGGCTAACTTGTTAAAAGACTTCCTTAACGTTTGGGTATCTGAAATGGAATCTTCTCCATTCAATGTAAAACAAACCCAAATGATGAAAGTAAGTGAAATGGAGCCTCAGGCTCATGATGCTTCTGGTTATGTCCATGTTAAATGGTATTACACCGCACATGAAATCGATAAAATCATGAATGAGAAACCCGTCGTGATTGGTATTGATAGTTCTAACATGGTGAACAACGACAATAGCTGTTTGGTATTCGTTGATGCGACTAACCTAGAAATCATTGGTACAGCTTCTGTTAATCGAGTGAATTTGTATAAGTTCTCGCAGTGGTTAAGTGACTTCATGATAAAATACCGTAAAGTCATGATTATCCCAGAGAACAGAAGTAGTGCTCAAGGCATTATTGATTACCTGATTGAAACCCTACCTGCCCATGGTATTGATCCATTTAGACGAATCTTCAATACCATTGTACAAGAGAAATCGTCAGACCCACGTAAGTTTCAGTTAATGGATTCTCACCCTAACCGAATGAATATCGCTAACCAACACCGAAATACCTTTGGTTATACGACATCTGGTTATGGTAAGTACTCTCGTGATAACCTCTATAACGAAACGCTATTTAGAGCGATTGACATCTCTGCTGATAAGCTAAAAGACAACCAATTGATTAATGAATTGTTAAGCCTAGTAATTGTAAATGGACGGATTGACCATCCTAAAGGAGGACATGATGACATGGTGATTGCTTGGTTATTGGCTTGTTGGTTTATCTTCAATGGTCGAGAAACAGGATATTACGATATCAATAGAGGTCGTTTCTTAAGTGAAGTGGCTTTTGCCGGTGAAGTATTGGATGCTAAGGCAATATTGAAGAAAAGAGAACAAGATAGCTTAAAAGACACGATTACTAATCTTTATAACGAAATGAGTAATACGGATAACTACTTCGAGTTTGCTAAACTGGAGAAAGAGATTCGATACTTAGAAAGTAAGCTATCAATAGAGAACAGAGAACAAATGAGTATCTCTGGCATGATTGATGACTTGAAAGAAGGGAAGAAACTCACTACTTTAAGGAAACAACCCAATATGGTCAATGACATTATTGAAGGTTTAACTGATGTCAATACCGATTCATTGGGATTGAATCCTTACAATAATAGAGACGTTTCTCGATTTGAAAACCTATTGACGGGTACCGGTAATAGTAGGGGATTAGACCTAGATTACTGGTTAAGCTGATAGATAAGACAGACTAATATACTCCTCTACCCCTGTTGCGAGGGTAGAGGAGTATATATCGTCTTTTTTCATCAACTACGAAAGGAGTCTCAACGATGTTGTTTATGGGAAAACTGACAACCGTTTTGCTTGTTTATCTTAGAGGATTTATCGTGAATAACTGAAAAACAATTCCGTAAACAAAACAGCTAGTCACGACAGACAAACGACCTCTTTATAGGAACCATCCGGAACCGCCCCGGACTGTTCTTTTCATAGGGTATCGTGTCCCATTTCTTTTATCAGGCAATCAATACTGGCAAGGGTGACAATGACAGATAGAGGTCATTATCGGTGGTATTGATGTACCAGAGGATAACCGGTGTAGCGGTAGCCGGAATATCGAATGGAATAGTCAAGTCTTCATTCCACTTACGAATCGGGAATTCGATGCTATTATCGCCCCAAATGATTTTAAACATATTGGGTTTCGGTGCATTAGGTTCTCGATTGGTACGATATTGCGGTAAAGTGGGATAATAGACTTTATTCAAGAAGTCATCTAAGGTGGTACAGCTATTAGCGATATTGATTACATTGCTATTGGTCGCAATGGTTTTCACTAAGAGATGTAGTCCTTTACCGTAGGCTGGGTTTTGATAAGCTTCAAAACCAATCTCCCATCTATCATCCGTTTGGTCAGCTGCATTTCTCAAGAAACGCACGTCTACCTGTTGTGGATGTACGTACTGTCTAAAGGAGTTATTGATGGTCCCTAAGTCAATACTTACGTTCAACTGCTGGGTAGGACCATAGAGCTTACCATTGAGCTGTTGAGTGGGAGAGTTACGGTTAATGTACACGCTATTGGTTACATTATAGAATTGGTTTCTATCTAGAGTAAACAGATACCAATCCAATTGCCAGCCAATATTGTCGTTTACCCAACGAGGTACCGGATAGAGTTTCACTGAGTAAGAACCATCTCTCTCGATAATGGTATACTGGTAAGAACGGGTAATGAAGTAACGGTTGTTGTTATTCACTACGTGTACAGACTTCTCGTTATTAGCCAGATAGTACTTCAGTACCAGAGTACCCTTAGAGGTTACGGTGGATTCGGATGCCCTATCTAAGTAGAGCAGTTCGAATTTATTACCGTCTACCGGATAGGTCATGGTAGAACCATCGGTATAGAAGACTTTACCCATTAAGTTAATGGAGTCTTTTAAGATGTTCTCTGGGATTAAAAGATTGGTTTCATCACTCGAATCAATGTAGAAGGATTCTAGTGCGATAGCAGAAATGAATTTATCGGCATCGGATACGTCTCTTAGAAGAGCAGACTTCTCTACAATGAAGTTGGTTCTAGAGAGTACACCACCTTTATCATCGTACACCAAGATAAGAATCATCTCCCCTTCATCTAGACGATGAGATGTGTAGAAAGGAGGTAAGAACCACTGGGTGTGTAGATTCGGGTCTTGCTGCAGAATAGGCTCTAATGGGATAGCATTAGAGATGGGGTTAAAGGAGGAATCGTATCTTACTGAAATCGGTGTACCGCCTGCTCCTGCTACGGTACCTTTAAAGGCAATAGCGTGGTGGGGTAGGCTACCCTGAATATGGAATTGTGCCGGTACAGTAAGAGTAGGACGAATCACGGAATCGTCGTAGAAGATTTGCCTAGCGCAAGGCGTAGCTAAAGTACCACCAGCAAAGAAACGACCCATTTCAGTGGTCGTTAAGTCATTGGTAGTCGATTTACTCAATTGTACCAAATCCGGTACTAGAGTCGTGGCATCAATGCTGTTTACTCGATAAACGATTAAGGTATTGATGTCTTCTACGAAGTCATTGACCTTAGGTACGTATTTATTGTTACCTTCCTGTCCGAGGAAGATATCGTGTAGAGCCCATCTTCTCCAGACTTGTGTTTCATCTACAATAGGCGGATAGCCGTCTGTACCGACAATAGGTGCAGGGCCACCAATCCCTCTGGAGTAGATAGGTAAATTGGACTGAGGCATGTTGAATATACTCCTGAAATAAGAAAGTACTACCTTACTCACCAAAGTAAGGTAGTGACTTTAATGAAGTGTTAATCAGACACTCGAATGACGTGAAACGCCATGAGGGTGTCTAATCAGATACCCGAATGAAGTGAGAAGTCTCGATAGCATTATCGTAGAAGACTTCTACTACCCGCCTGAAGAACCTCGCTTGGTGGAAGTTCAGTGTCGTTACGACTCTTCGGTGGGTAGGGTGAATCACCACGTGTTTAAAGGAGATGGATTCTTTTCTATAGTAAGGGTCTACCTTAAATAGAGAACTATACTTAGTGGAAATATAGTTAATCAGCTCCTGATTAGTGAAGAACCTATCCATG